AGTAGCCGCAGTAGACGAACAATTGGTTAAACTTGCAGAAGCAGAAGATAAACTTGAAACATTGACAAAAAATTATTTGTAAAGGTATATCAAAATGGCCAAAGGCAAAAGAAGTAAAAGAAGTGGTGTTGTATCCAAAGGCATTCATTGCCAACGCGATAGACATGGACTACGCAAGCAACACCTACTTGAATATAGAGGCTCAATCACAGAAGCAATCAACAAGCGCAATGCTTGGCGAAACTTTAAGAATGTTGTGCTTACTATTGAAAATCCAAACAAGAATGAGACTAACAAACGTTTCATTCGTATTAACGCTCGAGAAGTTTGGGGCAGTCCTAAAAGACAGGGCTCCTAAGCTACTAGATATTCCAGTTCTGACAGCACAACGTCTATGCTGGTTTGATCGCTGAGTATTTCGTAATGGTTGGTGTCGAGGTAAATGTAGTTGATATCTTTTCTACTGGTCATTGACAGCCTCGACACCACTCCATCATTTCTTGTAAAAACTGTAACCCATGGTTGATCACCGTCCATGCTCACAATCTGTGTCCACGGGATAGTTACACGTATTTCATTTAACTTAGCTACAGCACTGCTAGTAGGCGCACTGTCTGAAATCAACTTATACCACGGAAATACCCAACGCATAAACATTGCATTTGTAACTCCAGCAAATGGTGTTGCCATTGTTACTGCACGTTTGATGCGATCAGGTCTAGCACCATACAAATGCATTGCATAAATGCCTCCCATGCTATGTGCAACAATCATACACTCGCCTTTGATCGCATCTAACTTTTCTAACATCACAGGAAAGTTGCGAGCAAAACCGTGATGATGGTCATAATTGAAAAAATGTACTTGTAAATCTTCGCGTTTAATTTGCTTGATAGCTCTGAGTATGTAATTAAAACTACGTTGAGTCGCATTGGCTCCATGTATGAAGATTATGTTTGTTGTCATGCAGTTAGTTCTTATAGTTTATTTTCTGACCGCCACCAGCAAATGGAGTCAATCCAAAACCACTAGCAGTCATACAGTATACGTCTGGTGCCAGGTTTTCTATTAGACTCCAGGTTCCAGATTCTAAATTAAAAGTCATAACTGCTGGTGCAGGATTGCCTGGAAACTGAATAGGACCTGCGGCTCTGACTGCTATCATTTTAACAATCACTATTTCTCCTACTGAATTTAGCATCTCGTCCATCTGCAACAATGATCCGCACATTGCTTTGCCGTTAATCATAAAAGGCTCTTCATCTAATCCCAGTCCTGGTAACGCAGGTGGTACAGGCATAGGAGGAAATGCGTCGCCTATACTATTTTGTTGAGCAAACACTGTACTCGACGCTAGCATGGTCATTGAAGCTAGCACACCTACAATTAGTTTTTTCATAATATGTAGATCCTCTAAACTAGTATTTATAGCCAAAATTTTAAAATTTTAGAATCTTGTTTAGGTGGTCTATGTCTTCTTCCTTAACAAAATTTTTCCAAAAATAACTTTGGCTAAACTCTCGTTTCATATTATCAGTCAATTCGTCAACAATGATATCTTTAAGATTATGGTAAAAATGATGCCAGTTGTGCTCTAATATATCTTGCATCTGCTCACGCATTGTACACTGTTCTTTATAGGAAAGTTTGCTGAGTTTAACCAGTTCAGCTAACACTGCATCTATCCTTTTGATATTATCTGTTATGTCATCATAACTTTCATCCCAAAAGTCACTGAAAGTTTTAAATCCGTAACGACGAAGATATGCTAAATTTCCTCTTGCTCCTACTAGTAAGAAAGGCTGTTTAGCAACAATAGGTTTGAATATTTTTTCTGTCAAATGCTGTTTGTTATTATAGTAGGCAGTTTCGCTTACTACATGTACAAACGCACGTTGGCAGTTTTCAATGTCAATAAATGTACTCATTGACCCATCTGGTGAATCAGTGTCAATAATTGATGGCTCGGTTAATATGTCTATCTTATTAAGTGCATATTTTTCCATTGTTTTGTTGCCATGACGCATAGTTGCTGTTTGAATAATTCCTTTGAGTTTTTCTTTATCAGGCGGGTTATAACTTACTAGACCTTGATTGATAAGGTTAGTTTCTCTGAGACGCAATTGAAATTGTATACGATGCCAACGATAGCTATTAACTGTGTTCTGATAACAAATAAACAGTTTGTCATGACTAGTAGGTACTTGTATATCTTCTTTCCAATAATTTCGATAGTTGTCTAAACTTGCTAGTCCGTGATAAAAATAATAAACAATAGGACTAGGTTTTTTATTATTTGCTAATATACGGCGTATTTCTACTACTTCAGGACTGATTTCGCTTACAAAAAATACTTGTTTCAAAAGTTGAAGATATATTCTTCTTGTTCCTATATTCGATTCATCAATTAAATCAGTTCTGCTTTTGGTAAAAATTGGCATGAATGATCTGTATATAGGTTCTTGGTCTAAGAACAGTGCTGATCCATAAGGCACCGGGTAATTTTTTTGTAGCTCATTGACTGGACGTATTAAATAGTACGGAGGCGTAGGACTAAAATTATCAGTCGCAAACGCATCGATCCTGTATTTTTTCAAAAATTCATCGTATATTTTTTTATACAGGTAGTGTAAATTCATTGATAAGGATCCACATATGTTTAAAGTAGGTTTTATTGGTTTAGGTAAACTGGGTTTGCCTTGTGCAGAAGCTATGGCTACAGTCTATGATGTTGCCGGCTATGATATTTACCCAAGAGAAAGTCCAGTGGTAGATATTTGCACTACGATGAAGGAGGCTGTTGAAAATCGAGATATCATTTTCGTTGCAGTACAGACTCCGCATGATCCCAAGTATGATGGATCAACCCCAACCAGCCATTTAGATAACCGAGACTTTGACTACTCTACAGTACGAGCAGTACTAGAAGAACTCAACAACTATACCACAGGTAATCAACTTGTGGTATTAATTAGTACTGTACTTCCGGGTACAACACGACGAGAGTTCATTCCACTAGTTCACAACTATAGATTTATCTACAACCCATACTTGATTGCTATGGGCAGTGTAGCCTGGGATATGGTAAATCCAGAAATGGTTATGATTGGCACCGAAAGTGGCAACTACACTGACGATGCTACAAAACTAATCAACTTCTACAAACCTATTATGGAAAATAATCCACGCTATGTGGTTGGAACCTGGGACGAAGCAGAATCAATCAAGATTTTCTATAACACGTTTATCAGTGCTAAACTGGGATTGGTAAACATGATTCAAGATGTTGCAATGAAGAACGGAAATATCAATGTAGATGTTGTTACAGACGCACTAGCACACAGTGACAAGCGTATTGTTTCTTCCAAGTATATGACAGCGGGTATGGGCGATGGTGGACCATGTCATCCAAGAGACAACATTGCACTACGCTATATGGCAGATCGTTTGGATCTAGGCTATGATTTGTTTGATGCTATTATGCGAGCTAGAGAAGTGCAGGCAGAAAACATCGCCAAGTTTTTAGCAGATCTGCATCGCAAACACAATATGCCTGTGGTGATCTGCGGCAAAGCCTACAAGCCTGGCATTGAATATACCACTGGAAGTTACAGCACATTGATTGGTCATTACTTGAACGAAATGTCCATAGAATATTATTATGCTGATCCATTGGTGGAAACAGAATTTGATGCCGCCAATGGAATACAGTGCGTGGCGTTCCTTGCACACAACCATAACATCACTTATGGTTATACAGGTAGTAGACAGGATGACCAACTATATGTTAAGTTATTAAGTAACAGTATAATTGTTGATCCTTGGCGCAAGTTTGAAACTGACAGGCACGACATCAACGTAATCTATTATGGAAATACCAGAGGGCAATGACTAGTGTAATACATGGACAGTTAGACTTTGAGTTTAACGACGAATTTAAAAATCTAAGTTATATAAACGAACCATTCAACAATTCAACGGACATGCAACGTTGGCGCAAAGAAGGCTATAGACATGAACGCTATACTGGCGATCTCTGCGACATGCGTAGACCACAGCCCACATGGAACGCACAAGTAGTAGACTACTTTGCAGAAAACTTTAGTTGGTGTGATATTGGCACAGCCTACTACAGAATGGGCACTGGTGTAATATTGCCCACCCACCAAGACACTTACAAACGTTATGTAGAACTTTTTGATCTACAAGGGAAGGAACACACAATTTATAGAGCAGTTGTTTTCTTAGAAGATTGGAACAGCGGTCACTACGGCGAGTATGATGGTTGCGCCCACGTTAATTGGCAACGCGGAGACTTTGTGGTATGGAATTATGATC